TTAACTGTTGTAGGGCAGCCGCTTTGTACCTGTCCATTTCAGGCATCATAAATGCTAAATTACACTCGTAAGCGGTTGAACCATTTTCTCTTGTTGCGGTAACAGCTAAAGTAGGCAACTGATTCTTAAATTCAAAATTATACCAAGTGGCTGTACTTCCGCCTGTATCTGTAATACTAGAAATACCGTGATTAGTTGATGTATTCTGATATGTGATAGCATCTCCACTAGCCCAAGTTCTTATAAGAATATTTCTAATACCACCTGCTGCCTGTAAATCCGAACAAGCTATATTTATTCCATTTTGTATTGCCATTATTTATTGTTTTTTAAAAATTAATAAAAAGTATTAAGAGAGGGATTGCTCCCTCTCTATATTACTGTTAATTATTACGGAGTTAAACAAGCTCCATATATTAATGACGACCATCCAAATTGGAAGCCCATCGTGAAGTGTGAACGAATATACATCTTATCACTTACTTCGTCATAGAACATTTTCAACTGAGTTTCAGGAGAATTTGTATCTGTACCAATAAATAGGTTTGATTTTGCAGCGTAAATACAAGCGTTAGTTACATTAATTGCTGCACCACCTGTAACCTCAGTTGTAGTGAATACCGCAGGTTGAACTAAACTATTTGCACCAACTGCTGTTAAAGCTGTGTCCCACTCATACATAGGAACAACCTCTACCCCTCTAAAGTATAGTCTGTCTCTACCTGCTTGAGACATTGAGTGTCCATAATCAACCGCACCTGCATTTCCTACTTGAGTTAAAGAAGCGTAGTACCCGTCATAAACATTAGGAGTTACAAACATTCTTTTTTCTCCTGCAGGAACCTTTTTTAGTTGAGTTGGAGCATTGTCATATGCTTTTTGTAATAAAGTCTGTGCATCATCAGAACTCATTGCTGCACCAACTACATTGTAGTCAGCAGTTGCACCAGCACCTTTAAATGCTTTTACTTTACCTGAGTCAGCAAAACTACTGTCTTGTGCTAAGTGATACCACAATCCATTACCCATTGACTCATAAGTACAATCGTTTGTACCTGAAGCCGCAGAGTTATCTGCTAATCCTGCCCACATATTTCTTGTCATATCAGACTTGATACCACCTCTTACTCTATTGATGATTACCTCAGCAATTTGAGTTCCTGTTAAGTCAGGCATATTGATTCCATTTCTATAAGACTCTACAATTACTTCGTCTTTGAAAGTTGTCCAACATTGCTCTTGCTTTACAGCCACATTGTGTGCGTGAATATGCTTATCTGTTACTGCGAAAGTGTTAGTTTGTCCACAAGAACTTGTAGCACCACAAGCAGAGTTTGCCTCTGTTATTCCTACTAATTCAGGAGCCATTATAAGTTGTTTCTTATATTTCACATTTGGATAGATAGTATAATTTCTCATTATATCGTCTGAAACAAACATTGGCTCTAATAAAATTTTACTTGCATAAGTACCGTTATATGCGGTATTTATACCATTTGTTGCTATTGCCATTTTTTTTCTTTTTTAAATTTGTTATTATAATTTTACCATTTCAGCTAACGAATTGAAAAACGCAGCCTCCTTGTCATCCACAGTGTTTGTTACTACCGCAGGGTCTCCGTCTGTAGAAATTTCCGTACCCTTTGCATCTGCTTTACTTACTAAAGCATTAAGTCTTTCTACCTCCTCAGTAAGAGTAACCTTCTCTCCTTCTAATTCAGCGATAGACCCATTAAGTTCAGTTACTTTTGCCTCAAACCCTGATAACTTATCTAAAACATCAGCCTCATCCGCAATAGTAACATTTACCTCCGATTTTGCCTCAACACCTTCAGCCTCAGTATTTTCGCTTTTAACTCTAGCGATTATATCCTCAACTTTTGCGTTGAACCAAGCTTTTAACTCATCAGTCATTTTTTTACTTTTTAGATTAATATTTAATTTATTTACTATTTCCTCGTTTGTTATATTTTTAAACTTAGAAACATCATATTTGGCTGCTATCTTTATAGCATCCGAGACAGAATCAACAAAACCCAACTCTAAAGCTTCATCAGCATTCAACCAAGTCTCCTCATCCATCATTTCTTTAACCTTGTCAAAAGACAGGTTTGTTTTTTTAATATAAATATCAGCAATCTCATTACTTATTTTTTCTAAAAGATTTGCTGTTTTTCTCATTTCCTTTGCTTCTCCCATTGCTCCACCCCAAGCGTTGTGAATCATAAACAAAGAATTTTCAGCCATAATAACCTCATCTGCAGCTAAAGCAATTACACTTCCCATACTCGCAGCTATTCCTTCAATATATACAGTTGTTGTGGCTTTTCTTTTCTTAAGAATATTATAGATAGCCATTCCGTCAAAAACATCTCCACCCACACAATTAATATGTAGGTTTATTGGCTTTTTTCTATAATCTTTTATTTCATCTATAAAGCTTTGTGCATTAACACCATAAGCTCCTATCTCATCAAAAATATAAACATCTACTATTTTATTAGTAGATGCTTTTATATTGTACCAATTTTTCTCCATAGGTGCAAAAATATTTTTTAATAAATAAATACTTGCGAAGTTTTTGGAAAAAATTTTAATAAGTTATATTAAATGTAATATCTTGCTTTTTTCTTTCTTTGTAAACAATGGTTTGAGCCTGTCTTTCTGAAATTTCATATTTAATAGAAATATCCATAAAAGTGTGCGTTCTATTACCCTCGTTAAATTTTAACATAGTGTCAAAGTCATATATTATCATATAATTTCTTAAAACCTTAGGAGATATTATCCCTTTCTCTATTAGATGTCTTATAGTGTCTTTACAGGTTGGCTCTCCAAATCTTAGTTTTACCTCATCATTTAATATTTCTATATACTCCTCAACAACTTCAATATCATTTTGTCTTTTAGCCATTAGTTTTAATTTTTTTTGTTTTTACAACTTTTGGCTTTTCTTTTTGCTCTTGTTTTTCTTTTTCTATCTGAAACTCTTTTGTCTCTTGTTGGGTAATAATATATTCCGCTAATTTGTGGTAAAACATAACAACGGATTTTCTACAGCTTTGACAGTTCATAGATTGATTTACTTTAGGAAAATGAATTTTCCATAAATTAAAGAAGTATGCTAATGCTCCACTATCATACACATTGTTTTGCATTGCAGTTATATTAATTTTTTTATACTTTAATATATCCTCTTTGTCTTGTACTGTTAGCTGTTTTGAAACTACTTCAAATTGATTTGTCATATTATAAATTTTGGTTATTATTCTTTCCATTTATCTAAAGGACATTCTCCAAAAAATTCTTTAGTAAGACTTGCTTTAGCATCTATAAAGCAAGAACACTTTCCACATCTAGCTCCTTTTGTCCATTTAGGATATTTTAACATTAAAAAGTTTCTGTAAAAATCGCACTTTTTACAAGTATTAATCCTATCCTTCTTTACTTTTTTATCAACAAACATATGTTTAATTTTTTTAGTTATTAAAATGTTGCGTTAGCTTGTATTACGCTAACTGTTGCCTGACTATCAGTTATGTCAGATTCCACTACCACTACTTTTTGTTGTCCCTGCATAGCCCCCATCATTTGTGCTTGATTATTAGCGTCAAATTGAGCCTCAGTAAATTTAGGAGAACTTAATAATCCCCCATCTGCAAACTTTACACCTCCTCCTGCTTCATTCATTGCGGATAGTTGATTTCTAAACATTGAGGTGCTCTTTTTATTTATAACAGCCTCCCCTCCTTCTAGCTCTACTACTCTACCTCCAACAGAAAATTTCTCTCCGCCTTGTGCGTGTGATTTACCTTGAACCATTCCTCCTTGAGCATATTTATCTCCTTCTAAAACACCGCCCTTTTCAAGTCTCATTACCTTTTTTACTAATTTCATAGTAGCTAAAATGGCTACAATGTTAAAAGGAAAGGGTATCATTGTCGCACTGCTCAATATAGCACTAATTGCTTTAGGAATAATACTAAGAGTTGTCGCTATTGTGTTTGCTATTGTGGCACCTGTATCTACAGTTTTAGACCCTGCTGATGCTAAACTAGCACCACTTTCAATCACTTTTGAACCTGAACTTATGTTTGTCTGAATATTTTCGGCTACTTGTGCTTTAGTACCTAGCAATGTTGCTAATGTTAATTTTTTAGTTACAATCAAGTGGGCGGTCTCTTTAAGAGTTAGAATTGACTCTGCTATAGCTGCTGCTTTTGTTATAGCTTCTCCTGCTTTTCTAACTGCGTTTAATTTTTCATTATCTCCTGCAACATCTACTAAAGCCCTCCCAAAATCTCCATAATCTTTAATATGCTTTTTTAATGTCTTTTGAGTCTTTTTAAACTCTTTTTGTTCATCTTGCATATTTTTTACTTTAAGCTTCGTTAGCTTTTCCTCTAACCTCATTCTTTCGTCATAGGTTAGGCTTTCATCTAAAAGTAAATTTTCCAACAAGTCTACCCTAAAGTCAAACAGCTCCTGCTCTGCATCCTCCATATTTTTTGTGCCATCCAAAACCTCTCCCATTAAACCTACATAAGCATCTCTAACATTGTCTGTTACAAATTGATTCATATGTTGCTCATCACTAAGTTCTTTTGTTGCTGCAGTTAGGTCTTGTGTTGCTGATGTTGCATCTTTTAATTTAACTGTTTTCTTTGCAATCGCCATAGCAGACTTTAATTCTGCAGCTTGTGTTCTTTTTAACTGTAAGCCTCTTTCGTGGTCTCTAACAGTATTAGCAACATAAGCATCTGCTAACGCTTGTTCTCCTTCACGAAACATTGTTTGAGAATTTTTTATAGCTTGTTGTCTTACCGCTTCTGTATCTTTTGTTCCTGAAGCAAGTTCCTGCTCTATTCTTTTTAACTCAATTTTACCTCTTTGCAAGTCTTGTACGGTAGCTAACTCCCCTTTTAAGGTTTCTATTAATTCATTCCTAGAGCTATGTTTTTTCAAATCCCCTAATATAGTCTCATTCATTTTTTCCCAACTCTCATCTGTTTCCTCAACCTGATGTCTTAAATTAAACAAATCTGTCGCTAAAGCAATAAGTAATGCACCTACAGCCACATAAGGGTTGGCCATCATAACCCTAGTTAATGCCCTAAAACTAACCATAAACCTCTTTGTAGCTATAGTAGCCCCTCCTGTAGCACTTGTAAAAGCAATAGTTGCTACTTTAGTAGCTATTAAAGTTGTTTTATAAATACCAAGAAACTTAATTACCTGTATTAATCTTTCGGTAAATTTTGCTATAAGTGCCGCACTTTCTGTTAGTTTATTAAAGAAACGAGCAGCATCCTCAAGCCCTTTTTGCAGACTTCCTGAAAAATTTTCCATAAAAGCAATAGCAAAACCTTGCGTAGCAGATGTAAACTTTAGGAAAGCCCCTTGTAATGTGTCTCCCACTATATCAGCCATTCTTTGACCCTCCCCACTTGCATCTAATAATGCGTTTCTTAATTCTAGTGTTCCCTCTGTAGTGGTAAGCATTTGCTCAAAAGCTGCTGCCTGTCTTAAATCAACAACCTCCATAATATCTGCCATACTACCTCCTTCTGATACAAATTTTTGCATAGCAGGTATCAACTCATCTAATCCGTGTATTGTTTTTCCAAAAGACTTTGTTAAGTCCGACGAAGGGTCTTGCATTTTAAGTAAAATATTTCTTAAAGATGTACCTGCGATAGAAGCCTCAATACCTGAATCCGTAAGCTTTGACATTATAGCTGCTGTGTCCTCAATAGAAAAACCTGCTGCCTTAGCAATCGGAGCAACTTTAGTCATAGATGTACTCCATTTCTCAATATCCATTGCAGAACTTGCAAAAGAAACAGCCATAACATCCACAACTCTTTCTGCCTCACTTGCATCTAAACCAAAACCTCTAACGGCTGCCCCTGCTACTTGTGCCGCCCTTCCCAAATCTGTTCCTGTTGAGGTTGCTAGGTTTAGCGTAGCCTTTTGTGCCGCCTGTATCTCGTCTGCCGTAAATCCTAATTTAGAGAATGCTAATTGCAGCTCTCCTACTTGTGTTGCTGTAAAGAATGTTGTTCTACCCAATTCTTTAGCCGTGCTTTCTAAAGCTTTGAACTCAGCATCTGTAGCTCCTGAAACCGCGTTTACTTTAGCCATTACAAATTCAAAATCAGTGTAAGTAGTAATAACTGAGCTTAACATTCTATTTACAGCTCTAAAAGCCCCTACTACTATACCGATTGCTGCGGCACTCTTAACAAAAGATTTGGTTAGACTATTGGTAGATTTTGTTGTTTTTTTTGTTTCTGAGTTAGACGAACTCATCTGCTTGTTATAGTCTCTTAAAGATTTAGACTTTTCTTTTATTGCCTTAGCGTTATCTTTATAGCCTTTTTCTTGCTCTTTTGAAGTGAATTTTCCTGTTTTGGCATACTTTTCAGCTTCTTTTTGCTCTTTTCTTAAGTCTTTTAACTCTTTCTTGAGGTCAGCAATTTTTTTAATATTCTTGATTTCTACCTCTATCGCTACTTTAGTCTTTTTCATATTATCCTATTGTTAATTGTATTGCTTTACTTTTCCCTACTTCTCCTATTTCTTTGTCTATTTGTTCCCTGATGCTGTCTGCCATCGCTTCCTCTAAACCTCCTGAATTAGCTATCTCAAACGCTACTTCTATAAAAAACTTTCTCCTTTTTGCTACTAATTTACCCATAGGAGTTGGAAGCCCACTTGATGCTATCTCACTTACTATATGTGCTACTACATTATGTTTGTGTTTTTTATTCTCAAAGCTAAATCCTTTCTCTATTACCCAAGCCTCAATATCCTCATATTTAGGAGAAAAAGGGTCAGAGCCATTATTTACAATCCACATATATGGAGTGTTATTCATTATATCTAAAACCAAGTTTCCTCTAGCTTTATGAACTCTAGTAAAAAAACTTTCTGCTAAATCTCCTGAAGCAATATGTTTTTGAAATGCAAGTTCTTGCTGTAAAGCTTTAATATATACTCTACCTACCTTGTGCAGTTCATCTCTTATTATTTGAAATTCTTTAGCCATATTTCTATTCTCCTGTGTCCCCCTCCTCAAGAGGTATTGAATTACTATACTTCCTTCTTAAAATTTTAGAATAACCTGAGTATTTATTCTCCATAAGAACAGGAACTTGATAATCATTTTTCATTTTAACTGATATTGACGATATATCAACTGTAGCTTCGTTCACGCTTGATGAGTAATCAATAAAAAGAATATCACTTGTACTATAAGCATTAAAATCTAAATTAATAACACCATCAGAATCAGGCAAACTGAATGAACTTACACTAGACTGAATCAAAGTGATAACATCTGATACAGATGTGTCATTATAAAGCCTTGAAACAGCAAGAGTTCCTGCTGCTGTTGTTGGATGTAAGTCTATAGTTATTCTATAATCTTGACCAACAATTAAATTTTTTAACTCTTGAAAAACTCCTGAATGGCTTGTCCCAAGCTCTCCGCCTACTATAGCTGTTAGAGTTAATTTATTGTCAGTTGTTGCAGGTTGTGATTCTCCTATACTTGAATAAACAGTGCCACTCGTTCCATATCTATACCATTTTGAGTTTGTAAATTTTGGTAAACTTGCACTACTAACAGCCTGAGTAGCGTAAGCCTCAGTATTTGTAGATATTAAAGTGTTAGAAATACTGTTTGAAATAAAATAAGAGCCATAAGAAACTTTTTCATCAGAAAAAACCGTAAGAGGAGTGTAAATATCCAATCCACTCACTAAAGCAATTCCATTATCATTTATCTGTTTAGCCATTTTTAAATATTTAACTATTATTAGTCCAACTAGGTTTTACAGGCCAAGTCGCAACAAAATCCCAAAGAACTAGCTCTACTTTAGTTGTTTCATTGCTATTTGGCTTATAGTCTATAATTCTATTAATTCTATAATAATTCCCATCAATATACACAAGTTTTCTAAGGTCTAATTCGTTTATATCTGTAAGTTTTAGGTTGATATAACAAACCTTTATTCTAGGATTGGCTTTTGCCATCTCTATCATACTTTGATAATAATTTTGATAAAGCCCCTTGTAATATGTTTTAGCACCCCAAGTAGCCGAACTACAATTATATGGAGTCTGGGACTTTGCAGCATATGTTAAAGGCTGCATTATATCGAAACTATTAGTATTATCATCATAACTACAAGCTCTAGCAAGTATTTCATATTCTGCACCTGTTTGCTGACCTGAATATATAAATTCGTGATTAAAACTACCACTTATAAATCCAAAATTTTCAACTCTTGCAATATAATGACCGCTAAAATTACCCCCATTACAATTATCTTTAACATAATTTAATAGTCTTGGAACAAAATTATATCCTTTAGGGGGTCTACAAGAACTTCCTGAGGTAGGTAAAGCCCCACTATCACACAATCCCCATAAATTTGCCCTAGTAGGTGTGTTAGCTACAGCCCAAGCTCCAAATCCTGAAGTCATTCCATCTCCTGAGTTGTAATTACCTGCAAAAAAAGGATTCTCAAAAACAGTAGTACCGACCTCAAAGTCATCACTTAAAAACTCTCTATAAGGAAAGTTGTCTTTTATACCATCAAAATAAGCGTTACCCCTGTGTTCAACTACTTTATCATTTGAATCCTCTTTATATTTAAATATCATTTCTTTTTTAAGACCTGCATCTATCCATTTATCCTCTTGTGCTTTAGAAAGGTCTAGCTTATCTGTCCAATCTATAGCCTCGTTTCTGGTTTTATAGAAATCATTAAATGGCTCTATATACACTACTTTTGAGGCAACATCTGTTGTAAACTGTAAATTAAAAGCGTGAATAACACCTTTCAAGAAATTCATTTGAGTGCTTTCATTATCTATTACCCCTTTTAAGTCATATGTCTGACCATACTCTACCTTTTCTCCGTGATGCGTAATACTTACATATCCTGAGCCTGAAGTTGTTCCTCCTCCCAAATAACTATTTGTTGGCGAACCCCCTCCAAATACATCCATATTCCATCCTATAGTCTGGCTACCACTATTACCGTGTCCTGCTCTTGCTTTAATTTTAAATCTGACTCTATCTCCTTTGTTAAGCCAATGGCCTTCTATTTTTGTGTCCTCAAATGTAAATGAACGAAAATTACTACCATTAGGAGGGGCAGGGCAAGAGTAAAAGTTTTCTGCAGCATTTCCATTAAAAGCAAATCCTTCTCCAATGTTAGTCCAACTCGTTGCTCCTACCGTGTTTACCTCAATCATTATTTTTAAATAATCACATTCGTTAGAGGTTGAAGTTCCTCCACATACAGAATTTAACCAAACCCCTATATTATTATACTGTAAATCATAAAAACCAAATTCTTGTATAGTGAAATTACCTGTAGTATTATTATACATTGCAGAGTTATCATCAAATGTAATGTTTCCTGCTCCACTTTGCCATTTTAAAACCTGAGAAGGCCACCAATCAGTCGAAGCACTAAGAGAGCTTGAAATAAAAGTAAAATTATCAAAGTAACTATTAACCCCTCCACCCCAACTCCCTTTAGTGCTATTATCTGAAACTCTTGTATCAGGGTCGTTGTGAACAAAATTAGGAAGCAACATAAGAAGCTTTTTAAAGAA